ATGGACAACTATACACCATGCAATGAAATCAAAGAACTACAAAAAGACATCCAAGAACTCAAAACAACCCTAAGAGAGAAAAACGTGAGAAACGGGTACACCAACACCAAAATCCAAAAACTTGAAGCAGCCGATGAAGACCTCACAGAAAAAATCACAGAAATGACCAAACAAATCATAAAACTCCAAAATGATGTCCAATCCACTAACAAACTTATACAAATCCTTTACAAGATTAACATCACTGTCATAATCTCTGTTTTCACAAGTTTAGCATTGTTAGCCTTGCGATTCTATTCAATATAGACCATCCATATATATAATGAACACAAAACCCCACCAAAAAAAGGGTAAAAACGGTGCATCCCATGAAAGAAGAAAGAAGACACATCGATGCATTCGAATTATACTTCCAACTACGACAACAAGGAAAAGGAGTAAGGGATGCAGTTGCTATAGTGGCAAAAGAGCAAAATCGTAGTGAATCAACAATTTACACTTGGAAAAGAGAATTTGACTGGGATAGTCGAGAGGCTGTTAGGGCCGCTGAGATCCGGAAAAAGGTGGAAGAAGAAATAGATGAAAGCATTACCGATGCAAAGGTCAAATATCTCACCATTGTCAATTTAAGCCTTGATCAATACTTAGAGGATGTGAAAGAAGGCCGTAGGAAGCCTATTAAGATGACAAGCACGATGGACATTGAACGGTTTATCAAATTAGCGTTGCTTTTGATTGGGGAAAATACTGAAAGGGCTGAGGTAAACACTGGAGGACTGGATAGGCTTGCTGAAACCATCCGAAGAAGTATCCAGAGAAAGGGGTGAGTTCCAACTTGGAGAACTAAGCCCTAAGGCCCTTGATTTCCTCATTAACAGTGATGCACCAATCAATATAGCTTATGGGGCTGTGAGATCATCTAAAACAACCACAGCCACGCTTAGATGGCTTCAATACATCGCTGAATCCCCACACAATGAATTTCTCCAAACCGGAAAAACAAGAAGCACACTATACAGGAACGTGCTGAGAGATCAAATGAAGATGCTTAACGCCTTCAACATCGAGTATAACCATCTTAAATATGATGGGATCCTTGAAATCGAAGATAAAGTGATCTGGTTGGTTGGTTTCAGAGATGAACGTGTATCAGAGATTATTAGGGGGATGACTGTGGGTGGGTGGTACGGGGATGAAGTCACCACATACCCCAAAACAGCCGTTGAACACGCCTTAGACCGTTGTAGCTTGAAGGACAGCAAGGTTTTCTGGACATTGAACCCATCCAGCCCTTACCATTACATTTACACTGATTATATTTCGAATAAACGGTTACGGAAGAATGGTGATGTGAAGGTATGGCATTTCATGTTGGATGATAACCCACATCTTCCAAAATCGTACAAAGAACAAATAATAAGACGATACCCCCCAGGAACGGTTCAATACAAGCGAAAGGTGGAAGGATTATGGGTTGTTGCTGAAGGAATCATCTATGACCACTTTGTTGAAGAACAACACACGTTCACAGACCCCCCATATGGGGGGTATGACTACTACGTGCTTTCTACAGACTATGGGATAAGCACAGTGACCGTACACGGCTTATTCGGGATAAAAAGCCGTGAAAGTGGAAATGAATACCACTTACTCCGTGAATACTACTATGATGCTGAGAGAATGGGAAAACAAAGAACTGACGCAGAACACGTTGATGAAGCCCTAAAACTGTTAAATGGCTTGGATTTACACGCCTGGTTCATACCACACGATGCTGCCAGTTTAAGGGCAGAAGCACAACGTAGAACCTACAAGAGCAGACCATTACCCGTTTACACCTACACCCCCAACACCATCGAAGATATCAGAGAAATTCAGAAGGTGATAGCTGAAAACCGTTTCATGATCCACACATCCTGTAAAAACAGTATACAGCAAGCACAGACCTATTCATGGGATAAGAAGGCCCAAGAAAAGGGAATAGACAAGCCCCTTAAGGAAAATGACCATTGCCCTGATATGTGGCGTGGTGCGATCATAGGAAGCCGTTACATCACCCAGAATCCTTATTCAACCACAAATAGAAGGTATAAGACTTATAGAGGTTAAGAGTATGGGGATCTTCGATAAAATAAAAGACATGTTGTTTTCGAAAGAAACAAAGCCCGTAACCCCCATCCCACGTGAATACCGCAAAGAAAGGGTTGAACGGGCTAAAAGCCTCACACTGGAACAAATTGAATACATAATGAGTGATACCCAAGTAGAAACAGCATACCACCTTTTCGAAAGCTTCCTACTCTCAAGGAATATGATGCTACAAAAGACAAAAACAAGTGAAACAGATGATGAACTCCAAAGAACCGTTGAGGCCTTTGTAGAAGACATTTACAACCGTTTGAAGCTGATAGAGCACCGTTTAAGGCGTGATTTGTACACTGCGGTCTTGTATGGGTTTTCAGCACATGAAATCATATTCAAACAAACAGTCTTTGATGATCGTGTTGTTATTACACTTGATGATCTTGTCCCTATTCATCCAAGCACGGTTTACTATGATGATTCTTTTGTGTATGATGATGATGGTGGGTTTGTAGGGTTAAAGCAGATTGTTAATCCGGTTTTTCCACGGTCTGGGGATGAAAAAGAGGTTTTGATCCCAGCTGATAAACTACTCTTATACTCCTTCAAATCCCATTTCGGGGATTTACGTGGTCGCAGCATCCTAACAGGGATCTATGATAATGTACAATTCAAAGAGGACACCATACGATGGCTTTTAATCTTTTTACAAAAACATGAAAACCCAACCCTTGTTGGGAAGATATCCAACCCAGCACACAAAGAAGACCTCCTAAAAAGCCTTGAAATGATAGATGAAGGCCTCACCAAGATCACCGTAGGGAAAGAAGATGAAATACAACTTATTGAGTCAAATAAAGGTGGTGAGGCCTTCTTTGAATTCATCAAATACAATGACAACATCATACTCCGTCAATTCTTAATTGGAACCCTATTATTGGGTCAAAGTGATAAAAGCAGTGGTAGCTATGCACAATCACTTACACAAAGCAACATACTTCGGACAGCCCTTGAAGGGATTCATAATGACATTGCCTTGAAAATTAACGAGATCATACGGCGGTTGGTTGAATACAATTTTGGTGAGGATGCTGTGAAATACACGCCAACAATCCGATTTGAGTCATTCCAAGGCAGAGATACCATAGAATTGCTGAAAGTGCTTTCTCCATATGCTAATGCGATGTTGGTGGACACAGAATCAGAATGGTTCAAAAAGCTGATAGAATACAGCATACAAGACATAACAGGTGAGACAGTCCCCATTGGAGAAGATGAACATTTAGGGCCTTCCAATGAGTTAGAGAAGCTTCCAAGTTCTGAAATGGAAAATAGCATCCTTGATAAGATCAAAGAACACTTATATCATCGAAAAGATTGAGGATGAAGCAGCATGGTGAAAAAAGAACTCCTACGTGTACGGGCTTCCACAAACCAGCTTGATCAACGCCTCAAAAAGCTGTTTAAGGAAGCTAAGGAGAAATGGGAAGATGAACTTTCACAAGCCACAAATGAAGATGAATTCATCGAAAAAGTCTTCAACAAGGCAATGAACCCCATATACTCAGTTAAAGGCGTGGAAACAGTTATAGATGCAGCAGTAGCAGCATTTGAGCAATATCACATGCCCCTTGGTATGAGGAAGGAATTATTCCAAGAAATACTGAAAAGCGACATCAGTGGGTACATGGCACGGGTGAATAGGGAAGTAGGTGACGATATCTTGAAACAGATGACAAGGATGGTCTCTGAAAAGAAACCCTACACTGAAATGATCAAAGACCTGGGAAACCACTATGAATCTTTGGCATCATTCAGATCAAGAACAATTGTGAGAACTGAGATGCTAAGGGCTGGGAACCTTGTAGAGTACCAACGTGGCTTGTTAAGTCCAATGAATCAATATTATCGTGTTATAAGCCATCCTAACTGTTGTGAGGAATGTGCTGAACGGTACGAGTATGGAAATGCTTTCTTTCCAGCTGATGACTATGACAGCATCCCACCACTTCACCCAAATTGTCGATGTGTGATTGACTGGCCAAGCGTTACTGAATTGCCAGAAGACCTACAATCTAACGTTCTTGAGGTTATAGGGGCGATATTATGATCCGGTTAAACCAAAAAGGGTATAAAAATGCGAGAAAACTGATAGAAGCAGAAGCCGGTAGGATAAACAAAGGGTCATGGGAAAAACCCAACCTGTCAGATTTCAAAAACGTAGAAGAATACAGTTTGTATTGTCTTGGTGTTGACACAGAAGCAGATCCAGAAACGGCAGCAGCGTACTCCTACCCCTATGGGAAGAAAGGAGAAGTCTACATCGCAGCGTTACGTGCTATTAGATCGGCTGCTGCTGGTGGTAGGGGTGCACAGCCTAACAAGGAGATTTTTGAAGCTGCTGGAAGACTCCTTGACCAAGCCAAATCAAAAGTTGAACAAAAAACCCAGAATACGATAAAAGTGGATGCTATTCTTTGGTCACCGGGTGTACTCCATCCAAGTGTTGATGGGGTCCCAACAAAGGTTTATGCTGATGCAGAATTGGCAGAGAACGTTTATGAATGTGTTAAATCGAAGATAGAGGAAGTTGGTGGTCTTCCCATCACTATAGATCATCTGAATTTGAGTCAGTTGGAAATCTTGAAGGATATGGGTTATGGTGTGATTGGATGGATTACAAAGGTTGAATTGAGGAATAACCGTGTCTATGCTACTGAGATCGCATATGAAGGTGATGGGATCCCCAAATTGATTGAAAAAGGCCTATTGAAAGCTTTCAGTATAGAGGCCTTCACAAGCTTGAAACCCTTCGAGGATGGTTTTAAGATTGTTAAATTTGAAGAAGTGACAGCCGCAAGCGTTGTTAGGACACCGGCTTGTCCATCATGCTTAGTTTATCGTATAGAGGCTTATAATCGTTCCAAACATATGATGGATGTCTTTGTCAAGTTCATACCAACAATTAAAGGTGGTAATATGAAGGTAGATATGCAAAAAGAAGAACCAAAACCTTCCGAAGCAGCTGAAAAACCAGCTGGGGAAGGTGATGAAGCAAAAGCTGATGTTGAAACCACTGCTATGGTCATAGACCGTGTGAATGCCGTGGTTGAGGAGTTGACACAACTTATAAAGGACATACAAGAAAAACAACCAGAAGAAGTAAAATCAGAAGAAGGTGAAGAAAAACCAGAAAAAGGTGAAGACGGGGCTGTTAAAGCAGCAACAAGAGAACTAAAAGAGAAAGCAGCCGTAGCACAAGCAAAGAAGGTTGTTGAAGCCTATGTTGAACAAGGGAAAGTCAAACCAGCCGACATCGAAGCCCACGTAAAACTGGCAGCCAAAGACATAAAATCCTATCAGAAGGTCATGGAAGACTCTGAACCCTTAATCCAGATGGGTAGAATAAGTAAAAGCCATGTAGAACAACCTAAAAAACCCTACACATATGAAGAATACCGTAGGAGGTTTTTCGAATAAAAAAAAAAGCTGATAAAAAGGTGATAATATGGTAGAAGAACGCAACTATGGTGAATTAGGCCCTTCTGTGACCATGCAACTTAAAGAAGGTAATATGACCATTTCTGAGATTTCTACAGCGAGAGGCCTTGAAACGGGTGCTACTTTTACAAGTCAGATCAAAAAAGGAGATCTTGTTGCAATAGCCGGCGACATGCTCGTGGAAAAAGTCACAGCATCCACCACAGCCACAATCGTTGGTGTTGTGGAAGATGAACCACAATTCCAAGGACAAGAACCTACAGAATCAGCGACAGAGGGCGACTATGTACGTAGAATCGCAGCGGTACGATTATTTGGGGCTGCTGTGAGAACTGTTGAATTAGTATCCACTAATGCAGCAATAACACCCGGAGACCCCATAAAAAATACGGGTCAAAAATTTGATAAAGCTTCATCATCAACTGATAAAATCGCACTTGAAAGTGCAAGCGCAAATTCTGGGGGTAAAATAGCAGTCCTATTTGGACATTACTATAAATGAGGTGATTTAGATGGTAGATTTTACAACAACGGTACCAGCTGAGGCCCTTCTTCGAAAACACAACATGGAATACTATATAACTGAAAATGTGATACCACAAGTCCCATTCTTACAGATATTGCCAACTGCTGAAAACCAGACTGGAGAGTTCACCAGTGTTGTTGAGTCCAACAATCCAGTACGTGACATACGAGAAGGGGATCAAGGAACCCCAGCTTTAGCATCTGAGGCTTCAGAACTCACCACAATACAATTGGTGGCTGGTAAAGTTGTATCTGGAAATACAGTGTCATATGGATACAGTCTTGCATACACTGACAAAGATGCTGAAAGGAGTCAATTCACAGCCGATATAAAGCTTGCTACCCAAAAGATGATAGCAGGGTTTGCATATTTCCTAAACGATTACATTGCTGGGGAATTAGTGAGAACAGCACAGTTAGATGCCCCGGATGACATAAGTGATTGGGGTACATCTGAATACGATCCAAGGGCTGACTTTGTGAAGATCCGAAAAGCATACAAGGAAGAAACTGGCTTCTTCAGGGCAGATACTGTTATGCTGGCTTTAGATCCGTTCTACAAGCTACAAGAGTACCTTGTTTCCTTCGATAAGGAAGTGAATGAAGCAGAACTTTCAGTAGACGGAATGAGAATACAAAACGTTGGAGACGATATAGACGGTTCACATGACTTCATTGTCCTTGATTCCCAAGTTCCACCAGGCATCATCGAAAAATACGTTAATCCACGCTACTCAGCCCTATCCGGGCAACAAGCACCCGGCGTCCCACCAGCCCTAATCAACATCAATGAAGTGAAAGAAGACACATACCCACACCGAAACATCCTTGAACTCTGGGTAGATGTTGGGTATAATAGTAGAGAACCTTACAGTGTGATGACTGGTCAATTTGTCCAGTCCTAAGCGGGTGTGATAAGCTATGAGCTTCTTAGAAGACTTAAGAAAGAAAGGGGGGATCTCTAAACGCTTGTACCAGTATGTGAAGGGTATAGAATCTTCCATTAGTGCTATCGAGTCAGATATTGATGCCATCGAAACAACCGTCGGAGAAAAAAGCACCGTTGCAATAATCGGCCCCCGTACCGGTACTGGTGGTTTAGAGACTGTTGAACATTCCCTTGGGGCCGTACCATCCAAAGTAGTACCAGTTTTTTCATCAGCACCAGATGGTGGGGTCACAGCAACATTAGGGGATATAAGTGATGAATCAATAGGGATAACGGTCACAGCATCAGCCGTTTACTATCTTATCCTTCTAAAATAAGATGATGTGGTAGTGTAGAATCATGACTATTCAACCAGACCTTGAGAAAATCGAAGAAATCGTCAGCATCTACATCGAATCCCCATCCGAGACTTTGATTTCAAGCGTGGCTGAGAATGGGGTTCAAACAGCCCTTCAAAAGTTGAACACAGCCGGTTTTGGTGAGGATGACCTCACCCTAACAATGACAGCCTCCATAACAATCGCAGCTGAATACTACGCCATTTCTGAATTGATTCAAGCCCTATACAACGCTTCAGAAGGTGGGGACAAGCACGTTGAACATTACCTTGCAAGGGCTGACACGCTTGTATCAGCCGTTATAGAAGAACTGTCTAATCGGAAGGATGGGTATGGGAACCCTATTTCAGCAGTGAAGACTGTATATGAGTACAATACACGATACAGGACAAGATAATGGGGTGTGGTCACAATTCTGGAAATAGAAGCAGATACTTCAGTTCTTGCAGAACTTGCCGAGAAGGCTGTGAATATTAGACAAGCCCTTTCAATGGCTTTAGATGACTTCATGCAAGCCTTAGAATCCACGGCTAAGGATTATGCACCCATAGTAACGGGGAATCTTCGAGCAAGTCACACAGTGTACCCCACGGGTGAATTGGAGAGAGTATTAACCGTTGACACCAACCAAGCCCCTTATGCCATTTTTGTCCATGAAGGAACTTCCCCGTATGTCATTGAACCAAAGAATGCCAGAGCATTGGCATTTGATGGGATCTTCACCAAACGGGTGCACCATCCGGGTATAAGGCCTAATCCTTGGCTTAGGGATGCTATGGACTCAGTGAATGCAGTTGAACACATAGAAAGCTTCTTAGAAATGTTGCTGGGGTGATTCAAGTGTCCTTTGACCATATAGGGCAAATCAGTTCCAAACTGCAAGAACTCCTTTCCAGTCTTTCCATTTTTGATGAAGTGAGGATAGGGATCCCAGAATCCACAGTACAATTCAAAAACGCCGTTGCCACAGTTTACACAACTGGTGGCCGTTTTGATCAAACAATGGGACAATATAACATCCCCATAGAAGTGGAATCGGTGATATTTGCTGTGTATCGTGGAACCAAGCCCGCAACGTACTCAAAAGCGATAGAAGACCTTGTCACAATCCTTAAAAAATTCAACACAGAAGAAGAATGGTATACTGTGAAGGGCACGACAAGGATGACAAAGGTTGATTCATTTCAACACATTCCAAGGGTGGTTGGGAAAGGATTCTACACCACAATCGTTTATAACTTAAAACATGATGTTAGAGAACCCTATTAATGTAATAGGATTATGAGAGGTGAGTATTTTGCCACCAGTAAGATATTTTGGTTTTAAAAAAGAATCAAGCTTTGGAACTGAAGCCACTGAGTCAACATATGATATTACCATAGCTGAGTCTGTTAGCCTTGATGTGCCAGATGAGCCAGTCATTTCACTTCCAACGCTTTCACCGTTCCCAAGAGGACAAATAGCTGGGTACTATGCCAACAAAGGATCATTCGAGTACCCAGTAGACATAAAAACAGTAGGATATCTTCTATACTTTAGCATTGGTGGATACACGTTCACATCTGGAACTCCAAACAATACACATGAATTCTATGCAACTACAGCAAAAACACTGCCTTCATTCACCGCACGAGTAGGAAAGGACACATTTGAACACGTTTTCCTTGGGACAGTTGTGGATAAAATGAGTCTTTCCGTTGAAGATGAAGTTGCTGTGATGAAAACAGACCTTCTTGGAAAGAAAGACAAAAAAGCAACAATTAGAACAACCCTAAATGAACCATCGGATGTTTTCCCAATCGCATTTTACCGAGTGAACGTAACTATAGATTCTACAGACGTTTCTTCGAAGGTGAAGTCATGGGAATGGGAATATGACAATGGGATTAAGGAGGATTTTGGACGTGGATTTGGTTCCAGATTCCCATACGGCTTCTATACGGGGGATAAAAACTGTACATTGACGCTTAAGATGAAAGACGAGGATACAAGCATTCTTGAAGCGTTTTGGGGTGATAGTAGCGGTGCAAGTGAAAGTTCACCATCCACATTTTCAGTTATTACAACCTTCGATGCTGGAGATGCTGGTACAATGACTGTCAATTTCCCAAAATGCTACTACAAGAAGATTGACACATCAATAAAGGCCGCTGAGCCCCGTGAACCTACTATAGAAATCGGATGTCTTGAAACAGAAGTAACATTGGAGGATGGTACTACTAAGAAGTCCACACCTGCTTATGTGAAGATAATTAACAGTGAATCAAAAATTGATAGTTAAAAAAAAAATAAACCCTTTTTTGAGTTTTTTGGAATAGTAAAAAAAGGAGGAATTGTTTTGGGGAAAAACAAGGATAATATACGTTTGTTTGAGGAATTACTACAAGGACAAAAGAAAAAAGTTGAATACAAAGTTGAAGGTTTGGAAAAGCCCATCCTATTAAGGCCTTTGACTTGTTCTGAGATCTTGGAACTTCAAAAGATTGAGAAAGAAGGGATGAAGGCTACGATTGACATAGAAGGCCTTATGAACATGTCACCGGGTGAACGGCGGGCTGCTATCAAGGATCAAACACAGAAGCTTAAACAAGAACTTGATTTTGCCAAGACTTATGAAGCACGTGCACGTGTGAAAGTGACGGCTGTTTCCCTTTCAGCTGAAACACCTATTGAGATCATTGAACAACTGCCACACAAGGTTCTAAATGACCTATTCTTGAAAGTGATGGAGATTAGCAGTGTATCCGATGAAGAACTTGACACGCTTAACCAATTTCGTTAAAGAACCGGAAGGAAGGCTTCTTTGGGCTTTACACAACTCGGGAGCGAGAATATGTGAAAAAGCAGCTGATTTAACTGAGAAACAAAAACTCTTTCTCGCACAAGCATACTACCAAGAATTGCGAGAAGAACGAGAATTCATAGCTAAGGCCCTTGGTGCTGAAATAAAGGAGTCTGGGGTCTCAGAATCCATGAAGGAAAGAGCAAAGCGTTTAGCAAGGAGAGTATAAGAACCCCACACCCTTCCTTTTACCCCTTAAAATAAACTGGGATGTTGGTGCTTGTATGGATGAAATAAGCGTAGTAGTACGGCTTGTAGATGAAGCTTCTTCACAAATGCAATCACTTGTCGCCAATATGGAAGGTGCAATGAGTTCCATTAGTTCCACGGCGACTGATGCATCTTCCAGTCTCACAGAAATCGGATCTTCTGCTTCTGATGCTGCTAACAGTATATCAGAGGTTGGTAATGCTGCTAATGAGACAAGTGATGCCGTATCCACAGCAGCAAACAGTGCTGAAGAATTGGATAGTGCAACATCGAATATTACATCAACAAATATTGATGAAGTTGCAAATGCTGCCACAGAGGCATCAACATCCCTAAACTCCACTTCTACAAGTGCCGAGGAACTTGCAACAAGCTTAGCAAGTGTAAATGCTACCGATCTCTCCAGTGTTGCCGCAAGTGCTGATTCTTTGAAAGGAAGTCTGGATAAGACTGCTGAATCGGCACAAGAACTAACCAACAATTCAAAGGAGGCCACAACCACCCTTGCAAACACGGGTGGAAGCGTTGTGGGGCTTGCTGCCATTGCCGGGGCCCTTGGAGCTGTCACGGCGGGTATGGAGATGGCAGCACGGGACGCCACAAACCTAAATACAACCTTCCAAAAAATGGCAAGTGCAAAAATGCCAGAACCAGCCGTAAGGAGCTTTGTAGCAAGCCTTGTTAGTGCAAAACTGCCCTTAGAGGATGTTATAGGTTATATGAAGCTTTTAAAACAAGCTGGAGTCTCAAGTGCTGAAGGACTCAGGGCAGGTATAATTGGGCTAAACAACTTGGCGCTTGCAACTGGCACCACAAGGGATGAAATTTCCAGATTTGCCAATTCTCTGATTGTGATGGGTATACGGCTTGATGAAGTTCATAAAGCTTATAATGCTGTCGCTTATGCACAAGCAAACATCGTAGGTGGTTTTGCAACATATATTAAGTGGATGGAGAAATTTGATTCAGAGTTTAGAAAATTGGGGCTTAACATTGATCAGACAGCTGTGCTTATTGCTGCTGCAACTAAGAAGTTTGGTGGTGGTAGGGCTGCATACACCGGTTTAAGTCAAGCCTTGAAGGAATGTAACGGTGATCTAAGCGTTTTAGAGCAAAAGCTTGGCATGCAACCTGGTACGCTTGCAAGGGCAAGTGAAATGACTTCGAAATATGCTGGAACTATTGATAGGAAGTCAAAAATTGAAAAGAACAATGTTACAATAATGCAAATGCTCCAAACAGAACTGGACAAGCTTAAAATACGTTTCTCATGGCTTATAGGCCCTATTACAAATGTCGGAGGTCTCATAAGTGGTTTAGTAGGATTATATTCAGTATATCTTACATACCAATCAGCTGTTTCGATGGCTGCAAGTGCACAAGCATTATCAGAAATGACAAAAGCGGGTGCTACGGAGGCCTCTACCGCAGCAACCAGTCAAAACATCGTTGTTACTACTTTGCAAGCGGCTGCGAACCGTGTAGTTGCTATAGGGACGGCATTGTACACGGCTGCATTAGAAGGAAATCTAATAGCCTTGATTGCACAGACAGTAGCTACAAAGGCTGCTACGGCGGCACAATGGTTATTTAATGCTGCTATGTCAGCTAATCCAATTATGTGGGTTGTTATAGCTATAGGGGCCCTTGTAGCAGCCCTAATTTACCTATACTACAATTACAAGCCCGTAACGGATGCTGTGAACTGGTTCATCAATGGGTTGAAGCAGGTTGGTGGGGTTATCTATGGGTACTTGCTTGGGGCCTTTGAAGCGGTGAAAGGGGCCCTATCAGCCGTTGGTTCTGCCATTAGTGGGGCCTTAGGTGGTGTTATCAGTTGGATCATCAATGGACTCATGGAAATAGGGAAAGCAGTATACTACGTTGTTTTCTCATTCCAATTTGTGGATGATATGACATCCAAATTTGGAGTTGTAGGACTTGCCATATCATACATCATTAACCCTATAAGGACTTTAATAGAGTTTATTAACCAGTTAAAGATCGCATGGGATGCTTGGAGTAAAACGGCTGAAGGACAAGAAGTATTTAAGGAATTAGGGGAGGCATTTGGAGAATTGAAGGCGGCGTTTGGAGAAGTCTGGAATGCATTACAACCAGCAATACAAGCAATACAAGCCGCTTTCAGAGAACTTTGGGTTGCATTGTTCCCCGTGTCATCAGAAGCCAAGAAAGCCGGTGATGGACTAAAGGATACTGGTAGTGCTGCTAATGATGCGAAAACACCAATACAGTTATTTGTTGATATTATAAAAATCTTTGCTGACTTTTTACAGTATGTGGTTGTCCCCGTAATAAAATTACTCGCAGAAGGTATTAGGCTGTTAGCACCGGGGATAGGGCTTCTTGCAAGCATATTAGCCACCTTAATCGGCTGGGTGATCCAAGGAGCAATATGGTTCATTAATCTTGCCAGAGCAGTCTGGGCTGTTGCTTCTGCATTTGGACAGTTTGTATGGTCAGTTCTCACAACCATTTGGCAGATTATCATGGGTTTCATACAATTACCTGGTCAAATTATTAGTATTTTGTGGGGTATCCTCACGGGGACGATGTCTTGGTCAGAAGCTTGGAAGATATTGGGTTCTAATGCTGCTGTGAAGTTTGTTATCTCTATTATCAATTTCTTGATCTCCTTACCTGGAAGGGTGTTTAACATCTTAAAATTGGTTTTAAGCCGTGTTGTGGCGTGGATAAGCCAGCTTTGGGCTAAAGGAGTATCAGCTGGTAGGGGTTTTGTGGATAAAGTTGTAAGTTTTCTTAAAGACCTTCCATCCAAGGTAGGTCAAATCCTCATGGATGCAATAAATGTGATACTTGGGAAGGTAGGAGACGCCTTTAATGCGGCAGTACGCTTTGCACAAGGGATATGGGACGGTATAAAAAGTGCATTGCACATAAAAAGCCCCAGCATCATCTACAAACAGCTAAAATCTGATGTGGATGCCGTGAATGACATGTTTAAAAAGAGGGCTGCTGAAGGCCGTGCTGCCGCAGCACTCTACGCTTACGGCTTAAGGGAAGGATTGGAACCAGCATTATCAGCAACAACCACAATAGCCACCACAATACCGGCTGGGACAACACCAACAACCACACAAGCCCCAGCAACACAAGAAACAAGGACTCAGATGAATGAAGTCACAAAAACCGGCTTAGAGGCTGTGAATACAACAACACAGCAAGGAATGGCTGCCATCAATAACACAACAAATACGGGCTTACAAACGATTATATCTACTTGGACAGGTATAAAAGAGACCACAACAAAAACACAAGCAGCTATGACCAATACACAGACAATCACAAAATCAGCAATGTCCACAATGGTAAACACAACCAAAAATGCGATGGATTCGATGAAGAACGGTTTTAATTCGATGAAAAATGAAGTGATATCAGCAGCCTCAAAAGCGAAAAGTGGGGTTGTTTCACACATCGACACCCTATCAGCAAATATTAAACAGTTCTATAGGCTTGTGACAAACCCCGGTGCTGGGGGGCCCGCTGGGGGGCCCGTTGGCAGTTCTATACGTAAAATAGCTGGTGCTGGGGCCCCGGTTTCAAGGAAGATCATGACCACCCCATCACTAAAGCTTGGTTTTGGGGCCCTTCCAGAGCCTTTAACACCTTCTGAACCGTTGAAATCACCAAGCATCCATGATATTAGCAGTTCAAGGAAAGCACAGAAAATAGCAGAAGAATTTTACAGAATGCTGTCATGTCCATCTTGCTTTGCATATGGGGCTGGCGGGGGATGGGATTACAGTGATGAATGGATTAGCTGGATTAAAAAGCAAATTGGCAGTTATAGAGTTAGTATTTTGCCTGGTTTAAACATAAAAGCTGGTGATTTTGTCACATACCCGCCTAAGGGGATTGCTGGGAACCTTGCAAGCTTTATAGCTGTTATGTCAGCAATTATAGGAAGGACACGGTATGCTTTCTATTATGGAAGTAGTGGATTGTCTGTAGCACAATTATTAGCACGTGGATACTTCAATTGTTACGATGGGGCAAGGATAGTTGTTGCTTATGCAAATGCGTTTGGATTACCCGCTTATATGAGTTGTGGACTTTCATGGGCTGGTATTCCTCATTGTGCTGCAAATGTGGCGGGGATGTGGTTTGACACAACCGCCTTCCAGCAAGGACATGGCTGGACTTCTCCAAAGGTGTCTGGTTATGGTGGGCCTTCTGGTTTAACCCTTGATTCTATTGTTTCTGAGGCTGTTAAGGGTGCTGTGTCCTTGAAAGGTGGGGAATCTAATGTGAATGTGAATATTGATATTAACTTGGAAAATGTTCCAGAGCACATAAGTGAAAGGGAGCTTACTGCTATGTTGAAACAGGCTTTACAGGATGATACAATCATTGATACAATTGCTAAGAATCCCCGTTTAACTGAAAATGTGAATAGGAGTCTTGGATTTGAACTTTTAAGACATAAAAGGAGTGCTGGAGTATGAAGAAGGTTTCACTAACAATAGAAGAAATAGAACTGTATGGAAACTATCTCACTAAGGCGATAGTCTATTATGAGAACTTGAATTATTATTCTGAGGGATATGGTACTCTTACAATAGATGAAAACCTTGAAAAGGACAATAAAACCTTCAAAACCCTTAAATGTGAGGGTTCTACTGGTATAAACTTGTCTGGAGATTCATAAAAAGGTGTAGGGGATAGATATGGCTACTGTGACAAAATATCCACAAAATATTCAATATGAACAAGTTGAAAAAACAAGAGGATATTATACTGAAACCATTTGGAACTCATTAGACAGGCTAAAAAAGGATGATAACAACTATGCCTATACTAACACAGTAGCTTCACGTGCAGGCACTAAATCCAAGCCCGGTAGAATAAAAGCAACCACATTCAACTTTGATATACCTATTAATTCGAAAATAAACAGTGTAAAAGTGGAATGGAAGGAATATGCAAGGGCATCGAATGGATCAATATATGGGACAATAGCAATACCATCAGTATCCATTTACCTAATAAAGGCTAATGGTGGGTCTAATAGCAGCACAAAGACTGATAATTATCGTGTTCCTACTTCCCCAACTTCAAGAAGCTTAACATGGACATCATCTGATATTCCGAATGTGAAAAGGGATAATCTTGCAGATTCGGGCTTCGGAGTTTATTTCAACCCAGCAAGAAATACGAATTATAATGCGGGTATAATGTATTTGGACTACATTCGGGTGGTTGTTGATTATACAACACCCACATATTCATTATATTCAAACAAAACAGGTACATTAGAGATATTTAAGGATATTACTGTCACAGCAACCTTAACAAACTCAAACAACACCCCACACACCACACCAGTACCAGTAAATGTCTCCATACCCTCAGATGCAACAGTGAAAAGTGTAACATGCGATGGAACATATAACTTTGAGGAAAAAGTCTGGAATGCGAAAATAGGAAGCGGAGGCACAGCAACCATAACCATGGTCTTAACATTTAATCAACCTGGTTCTAAGACTGTTTCATTCACAGAAACTGTTACTAATCAAAGCACAAGCCAAAATTTTAATGTAACAGACACTTATCTGAAATTTACACATGTTGATTACTCTGTGATAGGAACAAGTAACACAACGATAACTTACACAGCAACAAAGGCTACAAGTGGAACTGCAACCGCAACAATCCCCTTACCATCATGGATTACTTATGTAAGCTACTCTGGTGATGGTACATACAATCCAAGCACTGGAGAATGGTCTGTTTCATTCGCAAGCGGCGGAGAAACAAAAACTCTGAACCTAACAATAAGAGCAAATGCTACAAATAAAATTTACAAGCAAGTGGTGACTTCAAATAGTGAAACAGCAACTATAAGATACCTAATCAATGGAACACCATCTAACACAACTTGTCTTGGATATAGGATAAACCTAAATGCAGCAGGGATAACATTAACACAAAATAAAACATATCACTTGACTTTCTATATGTATGCAGAGAAAAAGGGGATACCATACAAACAAACAGGAGTATCAACAGAATATAAAGTGTTTATTGATTCAACAGAGATAGGAGACATACCACTGGATATTTATGAGGGTTGGCAGAAGGTTGATATTGAATTCACAGCCCCATCATCCTCTCCCAACTACTTGTATATTAATGGGCCTTCAAGATACAGTGAAACTGAAAAATTCAAGCTTATGCTTGCTGGATTATGCATTGCGAAGGATTCTGAATTCTATGAACCAAAAACCTTAATCTCCAATCCAGAAAGGATCGGAGTACAGGGGCAATATGCTACAATTTCATTATCAGCGTATGAGGAAACAAACATTTATAAGGTGAAATTTCAAGGAACAACACCCTCTGATGGTTATGTTGTTGGAATGGAGATACCAACAGAGTATGAAACAGATAATAACCTGTCTGGGGATCTTATATTACATTTTAGTGATTATGATATTGAGAAGACCAGCATATTCCCACCAGAGGCCACAAAAGTTGCATGGGGTTCGAAATGGGATAAGTGGGGTCTTGAGGAATTAGATGATTCTACTTCACCATTATTTTTACCATTATCAGAGAATCCTTATATGCTCTTTAAATTGAAGAATATTAGTTCAGAGACTGCTAATGTGAAATTGAAGAATATTACATTTGATTTGTATTATGTTGATGATTCTCTGCTGAGTAGGCCGGGGTTTAAGTTGGATAATGTTCATAGCAAATCTTATCTTATTCATCTGTCCCCAGATACTGAATTCACAGCAGGAATAGACCCTGATATACAAATAACAGATTACAAACAAGCAGATGAAAATATACTCTATGGATATTCAGTTAACCCTAAAAAATTATCATTGAAGTTTTATATTGGTGATGATGATTTTGAAGGGGCGACAGATCTTTTAGAGGAAGTTACAAAATTCTTTTCAAACAAAAAAGACAAATTTGGCTTACCAATACCAAAGAAGCTTAGATTTGACTGGGATGATGATACATACTATAATGTAATCTTGTCATCAGCAATAAAGAGCAAAGCACAACCAGCAGCCTATGAATGTCAAGCAGAATTTGTGATACCTGATGGTGTGGGTTGGCATAACCCTAAATATTACCCTCAAAAGGGGAAACACAGAAGCATATTACCTGCCAAGCCCCTAATTTGTCTTAGAACTGTTGGGAAAGAAATTGTGACAATAACTGAATCAAAAACAGGGCAAAAGATGATAATAAACTCCAAATTCCCAAATGGAACAATATTATATGTTGATTGTAAGCTGAGGAAGGTCTATGATAGTAACAACACAGAATACACTGGTTCAGTAGCCCTAAACAGCGACTGGTTCAGACTAAACCCAGAATTCGACTTTAGCGACTCTAATGGGTGTGAAATACTATTTGTCAAGGTGGTTGAAGCAGTATGAAAACCAGAAACATTGCAGTTCTAACACCTGATGAAAAGCTCATAGGATACCTCAATGATGAATATCTTACAATTACAGAAACTTGCGAGATCGGAAAACTCAGACAAATCAAAATAGAGCATCCAATATGGGACAATGATACAAAAGAATCATTAGACTACTACCTTAGCCTGTTAGAGCATGGAAACAAGATATGGTGGCAAAAAACCCCAAATGGGGACAGTTGCCTATATGTTATTGTTGGAGAAAGGCTTATAGACCCAGTACTCAATAAAGTGACTGTTATAGCTGAAGAAGCAGCCATAGAATTATCTTTCCTTGAACCAATACAATACGAAAATGTTGTCATTGACAGCTTCCCCGGTACAACCTTAAATTCAAGATATGTGAGATTAAACAGTGTTGGGAGTGTTTCAATAGAAAATGACAAACTAAAATTGTCTGTTTCAACTGGGACTGATGCAAGATGGGACATAGGCGCTTTCAAAGCATGTCATGTTGGAATACCCATATCAAACACCCCAAATTTCACTATCAGTGTAAAAATAGAATCTGATACGCAAGCAAACAACACATGGAAAGGAATAGGCCTAACCGATGGGACTGCTGGGAAATGGTGTAGGGTGGTAAGGAAAGTTGATTCATCAGAGACTAAAATAAAATTAGAAACCCCAAGAAATGACATAGCAGTAGATGTCAGCACACAACCAGTCTATTTCGAGCTTAAATTGTCTGCTTGGCAGGTAACAGCAGACTATAAAACAGAGGATGGGGATTGGCAGAATATCGGTAGTGTATATATTGATTTTGATCCCACACATGTAATATTATTCGTATCAAACCAATACGGCAACTATAATGGTGTAGTTGGAAGATTCGATGATCTGCTTTTCATACCAGAATTGGGAATCCCCATAACAGTAGATTCAAGCTGGATAAGCAGTGTAACTGGTGGTTTGTTCCAAGCAGGGACAGTGGAAAGCACAACAATGTATTACGGTGGTGTAGCAACCCCAATGGCACTATTGAGGGAATTAGAGAATCAAACAGGGAAAACAGTCAAATTTAGATATGAATATTCAGTTGAAGAAGGTATAAAGAGATATATTGATATAGTATCAAATCCGGGGGTTGAGCACAGAAAACCAATAGAAATCGGCTATGATACTGAAAACATCACCTTAGAAGAATCTGAAGCAGATAGTAGCATTGCAATAGCCCCAATTCATCGAACAAGCAGCCAAGAAGACATACAAAAGTATCATGAGATATATAATCAATGGGAACTTCTATCAGTGAATCCAGGGGACATGATCCCCGGAATGGTTATCATAGACCAAGATAATAATGTGATAGAGGGCCCTAAACTTCCAGCACCATTCAAAAAGGATGCTGGGAGCAAATATATCTATGATACGACAGGTGCAAGTGGAATAGAATATCAGAACATATTCAATCCATCAACTGGAAATAACATTATGAAGGTGTATCCTTTTGATGTGAATGAATCCCACCCCTATAATATCTATTGGAAGCTTGTTGAGAAGTTATATGAGATTCGACAACCAACCGTCAAATTCACAACAAATGTCCATAACATTTCATTGCTTTCAGATACACTTGATGATACCTATTATAATGTACATGATACTGTTTATCTACATATCAACTGGAGAGAGGATAAAATCCCTGCAACAGTGATAAAAACAGAGAAATCAAGCATAGACCCATCAAAAGACCGCATAGAGCTTGGAAACTACCAGATAAACTTCCTATCAGACTACTTGTCAACATTCTACCCACGATCTAAAAGAACCCCTATGGAAATCACATATCCAACAAAACCGACACTGGAATATGATTATTATAGTACAGCGATTAAAACCCCGGGTAAAGTGTTAAATATGGATACTGGGGGGACTTGGCAGCCTTGGGTTAGTGGGACAACACTTGCACAAGCTGTTGCCTCCAAGGATGATGGAAACAGTGCTTATGTGAGTATGGGGCAAGGAGACACAAAAACACTTGTCGCTAACACATTTGGATTCAATATCCCATCCAATGCCGAAATAACAAACATAGCTGTCACACACCGCTATAAGCATGGTTCAATAACAATAGATGCTTATGTCACACTCTTAGCACTTGTCCCAGGGGTAACTTATAACATTTATTATAATGATCCAAAGAAACTTTATTCTACATATACAGAGAGGACAGAGGAAGGAGATATACTTACATTTTGGAAATCAACAGATGGGATCGGCCCTGCAACAGTAAACAGCAGTGGATTTGGTGTGTTTTTGAGGATGCGTAATAATTCCACAACAACAGGGAATCTATTTTGTGATTATATTGGTGTGAAGGTGTATTATCGTATTCCAAGGGTCTAAAATCGTGGTGGTTGGTGATGGATAGATATTATAGTCGTATTCGGCGGGGAAAAACATGGGGACATTGGAACCTGGAGAAACTATCTACTTATCAGCCTGGATAAAGAAGGACAAGTCTTCAACTGATATGCCTTTCACACCAAGAATACAACTTGTGAAAAGTGAAGTTTGGATGAACAAAAGAGATACTGATGTCATCGCAGAGGCCCTTATTGACTCATCAAAGGTCAATGAATGGGATCAAGTGGTGTTGAAGTACAGAAATGTCTCAGATTACCCTATAAGGGTTTCTGGAAGGCTGAAAGCTATGGGGACAACTGGGAATGTTTGGCACGTGCTGGAAAAAGATGTAAGTGGGAAAGGAAAGCTAATATTCCTCAAATAACTGAAAAAAGGAGTGTGGTAACTTGGCTGACCCAAAATACGTAACATTGGAAGATTTCAAAGATATGATACGTAGATATGAAGCATTCAAAAAAGAGAAGGGTAGAGACCCAAATTTTGTACGGGTTAAGGGGTCTGAGTATGCGATCCCCAACCCAGTCTTCAAGGACATGATTGAAAGATATAATCAGTTCTTGAAGGAAAACGGGAGAGAACCAAAGGTGATATACTTGAACAAGGAAGAACGACCCAAGAATGAGAAAAAGGAAGCAGATGGATGGGTATTAACCGGATACTTCAAGCAAGATTTTCAAGACACGGGGTACACTTGCGGCCCCAGCAGCCTCCAAATGGCCCTTTCAGCCCTTGGATGCAATATCTCAGAAAAAGAACTTGCCAAAGCCGGATACACAAACATCCACGGCACTACTCATGATGGAATGATAAGTGCGGTGAAGTATGCAAGCAAAAAATGCAAAAAGAACATACAAGCACAGTTCAAACCATTCTACAGTCTTGGATGGGATAGTATCGTCAAACACATCCAAAATGGCGGTGAAATCGTAATACACTTGATCACAAGGCCTGGTTTGGATGTGGATGTGAACGGTGTTGTGGTCTGGAGACAAGCATGGGGACACTATGTCTACCTTGTGGGTGTGAATCAGAAGAAGGGCCTTGTAAGGATAGCCGATCCTACAAAGGGGATTCATGATTTTAGAAGTGGACAAGTTGTCCAAGCGATGAATAACGTGTCAGCACCGAGCATTTTAATGTTAAACGTCAAAAAATGATAGGATCGTGGATACATTGGACAGCTATTCCCTATCCCATAAAAGAAGGCTTCACATCGTTCCACTTGGGGATTTTCACGTTGGTGCGAGGAATTGCAATTATGACTATCTCGAATATGCTGTGAATACTGTGAAAAACCTGAAGGGCCCCAAGCGGGTGTATCTCCTTGGGGATCTGATGGAAACGGCTGATAGACGGGTTGGACACAGTGTATTCGAACAAGATCTAAGCATAGATGACCAAATACTCTATTTGAGAAGCCTGCTAAAACCGATAAAGGACGACATTGTTTTTTTGTGTAGGGGCAATCATGAGGATAGACTAATCCAAATGTATGATCTTGACCTGACAAGAATCCTTGCAAATTCCTTTGATGCGAAATATGGGTATCAATGTCATGACGTTTTCAAAATAAACGACAAAGAATTCCAAGTGATGGCATACCATGGCAAAGGTAGAAGTAGAAACCTCCAACTTGCATATGGTAAGGTTCTAAGGGAATTGGGGAATTTTCAAGCCGATTTGTACATCTATGGACACCTACACATGACGGGTTCCTATAGGGAATTTGTATGGACAGGGAGAGATATAAAACAAAAGACTTACATCCTTACAGGCCATTTTATGAAGTACTGGGGTGGATATCCAGAATCGAAGGCTTTGTCACTGTCCCCAGAATCGTTCATGATCTGTGGGGTGAACAAATCGCTTTCTGTGGATTGTAATCCTTTTTTCATCCATGAAAGAAGGAACGATCTACTTACATAGTATCCCACCCTTTGTTTATCCACCATCCTCTCCTTTTTTTTGTGTTTTTTTGCATGTTTTTAGGTTGTTTACCCTACCTAAACGGGGTAAAATAGGTGAAAAAGTGATGAAAAGTTGTAAGGGGTGAAATGTATGATAAATAAGATCAATCAAGTCTTGAATACGTTAAATATTGATTTATTGAAGGAGTTTAGGATAGAAGTGAACAGAGATCGCTGCTTTTTCCCAACAGCGACCATATACCCAAAAATGAAGATTATTGTGATAAAAGGGAATCCAGCAAGCGTTGAACGATACGGGCTTGCAGAACTCCTTGCACATGAAATAGCAGAATATGATTACTACTTACGTTACGATGGGGAATCCAGCAACCACAATCACAAATTCCAAGCCATAGAACAAGCATATAGAAACATCATCACAAAAAAGATCGTGGAAGAACATGGATGATCTGGGTCTAATATAAAGAAGGGGTTGGTGTGAAATGTTTATATATCCCTTATATCATAGTATTGAACAAAACAAGGAAAAAAAAGAAAGGGGGTATAACCGGTGACCTCCATACATAGTATATTAGAACAATATAATATATACTTTTCTTATGAAATTGATGTAGAAGACTTTGTAATGGCAGTAGCAGCACTTGCAAAAAACAGAATACCCCTTACCCGGCTTGTTAAGGAACTTCAAGAACCCGCAGAAAGGTACAACAACCTAATAAGCAACAATAAGATCAGAAGCATCGTAAAAAACATTTACATGTCCTCTGATGACTATGAAAACCCCAAAGAGTACTTGAAAATCGCTTTGGGGGATGATGGGGCTGTCAAAGACATCATAGAATACATAGAATCCTACAAAGAACAACCATTTGTAAACATACCATTCTATGAAAAGGACATGACCATCTATTTAGATCACCAAAACAAGCAAGTAAAACTAATAAAAACGGTAGTAGTCAAAGGTGTGACCTTTGAACAAGAAATGTCAGTAATAGATGCCATACCAACAAAAATAAACCTATATGAATCCCCACTACCTGGTGACATAAGACAAATCAAGATACAATGGGACACGATCACAAACAAGTTTACAATAGGCCCCGGGCCTATACAAGCACAATATGATTTCCTTGAGGAAAGTGGGAGAGTCTTGTACAGCCGATACCTTAAAGATGTCCTCGCAGCTATCATATCAGAGTCTGTGAGGCGAGGATTCTCCAAAATCAAAGAACAAGTTGAATCACCCGGTATCTACTATGATGAAGTGAGGAACAAGATCGTCACGGTCAAATATGAAAAATCAAAAGTCACACCAGAATCCATACAAGATTGCATCAAATTGTTAGAAAATCTTGCAAAATATGTAGACCCAACAAAGCTTGCCACTGTAATAAAATGGAACATGCTGGCACCGTTTGCATATGCGATGAAGATAATGGGGGCCCCCATGTTCCCATACCTCTATTTATATGGTGTTGCTGGGACTGGGAAGACCACAATGGCATGCATTGGTCAATACGTGCACACATACCCCACAAGTGAAACAAACACTGGTGGATCTTCTTTTGACACGGTTGCAAGGATTGGAGAGAAGCTTAGACAGTCCACGTTCCCAATCATTGTGAATGAACCTAAATCCACTTTTGACAGACCCAGCACCGCTGAAATGGTCAAAGTAGCTATAGAATCAACGATAGCACGTGGAAGATTTGAAGGAAGGGTTTTTAGAAACATTCCAAGCCTTTCACCGATTATGTTCACATCAAACCATTATCTGCCGCCGGATGATGCATTACTCAGAAGATTGCACATAATTAACTTCACACACGCCGACAAACCTTCAAAAGAGGAAATGCAAGAATTTCAGAACGCTTTTAGGGTGAACAACCCACACACATCCCCGCTTCGACAATTGAACGTGTTGGGTTCTTTTGTTCTTGAAGAAGTTGAAAGCGACATAAAACTACTCTACGATGATTATAAAAGCGTTGCTGACTCCCTAATCCTACGATTTTACTCAGATGCTGGAATGGAACCGCCAGAATGGATATTAGAATGGTCAGAGGCAGAAGGTGGCTATTCAGAGATGGAAGAAGATATCAGAGAAGAAATACGAGTATTCATATGTGACCTAATCAATGAAAAGATGGCTAAAACACGTTGGACAAATGAATACGACACTGTAATAAGCAAAGATGCCCTTCCAGTGGAAGAGGAAGGCTATTTTGATGAAATGGTTTATAACGTGTTGAAATCTGGGAAAATACCCTACATCCTACTCCATCATAATGGTCAGTATGATGAAGTGGTGTGTACAAGTGGGTTTAGAAGCGAGCTAAGGAAAAGAAGGGACATGTCAATGAGTTTGAAAGGTATCAGCGATCTCATGGGGGATGGTTGGGATTATAAAGCTGTTAGGTTTGGTAATGCTGTGAAGAAGTGTGTTGTAGTCCCATTTCATGACTTTGTGGAGTTCCTGAAACCTTTCTGA